GTTTGCCCGCCATGCGATGGGCGAGCGGGGGCTGTGGCCGGCCGCGCACCATGAATTGCTGATTGCTCGCTTGCAAGATGTGCTGGATGGGGGCTGCGACCGGTTGATGGTGCAGATGCCGCCAGGATCGGCAAAATCGACTTATGGGTCGGTGTTGTTTCCGGCGTATTTTCTGGCGCGTTATCCCAGGGGCCAGGTGATTGCCACCGCGCATACCGCCTCGCTCGCTTCGTATTTTGGCGAGCGAGTGCGGGGTGCGTTGGTGGAGCATGGGGGATGGCTTGGAGCCTCGATTACCAAGTCGGCGAAAGCCTCGGCACGGTTTACGTTAGATGGCGGGGCGGAATATTTCGCCTGCGGGGTGCGTGGGCCGATTACCGGGCGGCGGGCTGATCTGGTTATTATTGATGACCCGGTGAAGTCATGGGCTGAGGCCGAGAGCCCGGTGGCGCGTGATGCGCTCTATGACTGGTATCGGGCGGAGTTGACGGCGCGCCTGAAGCCTAAGGGGCGGATCGTGCTGATTATGACGCGCTGGCATGAGGATGATCTGGCCGGGCGGTTGATGGCGGCGGAGGCCGGGTGGCAGCTGCTGCGGTTGCCGGCGATTGCGGAAACCGATGACCCGCTGGGGCGCGAGCCGGGGGCGGTGTTGTGGCCGGAATGGCAGGGGGATGACGCGATTGCGCGGCGGCGCCAGGAAGTGGGTGAGCGGGCCTTTGCCGCCATGTATCAGCAGACGCCCAAGCCGCCTGAAGCCTGTTTGTTTAAGACCGAGCAGGTTAAGGTGCTGCCCGAAGCGCCAGCTACGCGGGTGAGTGTGAGGGCCTGGGATTTTGCCGCCAGCCTGCCGATGCCCGGGCGGACCCCTGATTATACCGTGGGGCTTAAGCTCGGCCAGACGCATGATGACAAAATTGTCGTTTTGGATGTGGTGAGGTTTCAGGCGGCGCCCGCCGAAGTGGAGGCGCGGTTGCAGGAGACGGCACGGCGTGATGGCAAGGATACGATTGTGGCTTTGCCGCAAGATCCCGGACAGGCGGGGGCGGCGCAGATCGCGACTTTGTGCAAGGGGTTGGTGGGCTTTAGAGTGATTACCAGCCCTGAGCGCGAGGCCAAGTTGATACGGGCCATGCCTGCGGCGACGCAGATGGATGCAGGAAACATGGCTTTGGTGGCGGCACCCTGGAATGATGCGTTGCTGGCTGAGCTCAGGGCGTTTCCTGGGGGCGCCAAGGATGATCAGGTGGATGCGCTTTCACGCGCGGTGAATACGCTCGCGACCTTTACCGGTGCGCCAGCCAGGCGGATGAATACCGCGCTGCTGGCGCGCTAACATTTCAAAGAGGCAGCATGTTCGATACGATTTGCGCGACGATCCCTGTTGACACGGCGTTTCCCGCGCGCGTGGGAAGGCTGGAAATTTTGCGCCGGGTGCTCGATGGCACGCTTTATGACAATCTGCCCTACCAGTTTCATGAAGAGCGCAATGGCGCGGGGGAATATGTGCCGCTCCGCGATCGGCGGCCTGCGGTACGGTATGGGTTGTGCCGGATTGTGGTGGAAGATTCGGTCGCGTTGCTGTTCTCGGCCGGGCATTTTCCGAGTTTGGATGCCGGGGATGCCGGGCTGGTGCGGTGCCTGAATGATATTATGGCGGAAGCGCGGCTAAATGAGGTGATGATTGATGCGGCACTGCGGGGTGCTGTGGGGTCGGTGGCGATTTTGTTTCGCGTGTTGCGCGGGCGGGTGTTTTTCTCGGTGCTGGAAAGCCAGTATCTGACGCCGGTGTGGAGTGCGGCGGAGCCCGATACGCTGGCGCAGGTGACGGAGCGTTACAAGGTGAGCGGCGTTGATTTGGCGGCACAGGGCTATGAGGATATTGATACCACAGCGATTTATTGGTTTCAGCGTGTGTGGGATGCAGAATCAGAAACCTGGTATCAGCCCTGGCCGGTGAATGACCCGTTTGCCAAGCCCGTGCGTGACGCCGAGCGCAGCGTGGTGCATGGGCTGGGCTTTGTGCCGGTGGTGTGGATTAAGAATCTGCCCGGTGGCGATGGGGTGGACGGGGCGTCTACGTTCCGCTCTGCCATCGAGACCAATATCGAGATTGATTACCAGCTCAGCCAGGCGGGGCGGGGGTTGAAATATTCGTCTGATCCGACGCTGTTGATTAAGGAGCCCGCGACCTCTGATTCTGAGATTGTGAAAGGCGCTGGAAATGCCTTGGTGGTTTCGGAGAAGGGGGATGCCAAGCTGCTGGAGATTGGGGGTACAGCAGCCGAGGCGGTGATTTCCTATGTGCGGACGTTGCGCGAATTTGCACTGGAAAGCGTGCATGGCAACCGCGCCAGTGCCGACCGGTTGACGGCGGCGCAGAGCGGGCGGGCTTTGGAGTTGATGAATCAGGGGTTGATTTGGTTGGCGGACAATCTGCGCATTTCATACGGTGATGGCGGCGTGCTGGCGCTGATGAAAATGGTGGTGAAGGCCTCGCAGATTTTTCCGCTGACCGTGATGGGTGAGCGCGTGGTGCCGATGGACCCCGGGCAAAGGCTGAGTTTACGCTGGCCACGATGGTATCCGCTTTCGGCTGATGACCGGTTGAAGGAAGCCCAGGCCGTGGCGACTTTGGTGAATGCCGGGCAGCTCTCACGCGAGACCGGGCTTAAAAATATTGCGGCGGCGCATGGAATTTCGGACGTTGAGGCCGAGATGAACGCGATTGCCGAGGATGCGCCGTAACGTTGGTGCCGATCGTTTTTTAATTCGGGGACATTGATGAAGAAATTATGTGCTGCCATGGCCCTGCTGGCCTGGCCGGGTTTTGCCGTGGCGGCATCGCCGCCGTCACAATCGGCGACGTCTCTGCCGTTTAATTTGGGCTGGGGGTGGGAGCAGGCGCTCAGTGCCGGGGCTGGTGGTTGGTCGCCACTCGCGCTGGATGGCAACCAGAACCTGAATGTGAATGTGCAGGCGGGGGCGGTGGCGCAGGGGGCGGGCAATGCGGCTTCGCCTTGGTATATCATCGATAATTATAACGCGCCTTTCGCCGCCGTGACGGCGATGACGCCAGGCACCGCCTATAGCGCCGGGCGCAGCGTGCAGTTGGATTGCACGGGCTCTGGCGCGGTTTCGATGCAGCTCTCGGGCGGCGGGGCGGAGACCATTAATGTGATCGCGGCGCCGGCCTCGCAGATTCTGCCGTTTGCTGTCACGCAGATCAACGTGAGCGGCACGACGGCGACTTGCACCTACAGGAACCTGAACTGATGAAGGCATTTCTTGGCGCGTTTCTGTTTGTTCTGGCGCTGTGTGGCGGGGCTGTGGCTGCGCCGACGGGGTCGTCTTATCCGGCGATTCCGTTCTCGTATCTTGGTGCCGTGAGTGGGGCGGCACCGCTCGATGCCAATGGTATGGTGCCAGCGTCGGAGACTTATCCGCGCGGGAGTTTCGCACCGTGCGGGGGCAACTGGGGGTTGGCCGATGCCGGCCAGCTGCCCTCGCTGGAAGGCGAAACGAATATTCTGAATTATACCTGTTCGGGGCCGGTTTCAGCGGTCAAGCTGAAAATTCCGGCGGCTTATATCGTCTCGGGAAATGAGGTGCCGATGCCTAACATCGTGTTCCACCATATTTCGGTGGTTTACGGCGGGCTTACGACGCCACGTTACCTGACCGTGAATGGCAATGAGTGGATTGCCGTGCCGCCCAACAGCAGCGACATCTGGACCGACCCACTGCCGCTCTATGGGGAGCCGACCAGCTCAATTCAGATTCGGTATGGCACCTTTGTGGCCACGGCACCGACTGTTACGGGAGCGACGGCGTCTGGTGGCACGCTGGCTGTGGGGGCGCATTATTACAAGGTGACATGTCTTGTGCCGACTAACCTGGTCTACCCGCAGAATTACGCCGAGAGCGGACCGAGCAACGAGGTGAGCGCGACGACGACAAGCGGCACGCAGAGCGTGACTTTGAGCATTACGCCTAACGCTTATTCACCGCTGGGGTGCTCGGCGGCTGATGTTTATAGCGCTACTTCGAGCGGCAATGAGGTTTATCTGGCCAGGGTGACAGACCCAAATGCCGCTGGTTCAAGCGCGAGCTTTACCTATAGCGACACAGGGGCTGTGAGTAATGGTACGGCTGCGCCGCCCGCAGTGAACCGCTATCAGTTGATTGAGACGATGCATGCGGGGGATCACTCGAACAGCCCGTCTTTTGGAGATGCCGGCACCGATATTACCGGTACAACGAGCAATTCAGGGACATATGGGGGGCCTACGGACGCTTATTCTCAAAATGCGATTGCTGCGCCAGAAGCGGTTTATGGGGCGACCGTGGCGGCTGCTAACCCGGCGATTTGCGGGCTGGGCGATAGCCGCATGGAGGGGCGAGGGGTTATGGGCGGAAGTTCGGTGAATAACCTTGGCCCCAATCTAGGCAACTGGTTCAACCAGACGTTTCCCGCAGGCACCTATGACACGGTTAATACCGGCATCTCAGGGAGTTATTTAGGCTCGGTTACGGGTGCGGCAACATCGAGCGCAGCTGACCGTATGGGAATGTTCGTGGGATGCAAATATGTCATCAATGAACTGGGTATAAATGATATTGATACAGGTACGAGTGGCTCGCAACCATGGCAGGTTGTGGCGGCGTGGGATTTGCAGCTTGCGCAAGCCTTTTATAAGAGCGGCGTGCGGTTTGTGCAGACCGTGCCCTATATGGCGGGGACCTCTACCGATAATGGCATAGGTGGTTATACCAACTTCACGCCCTATGCCACGGAGCCGCAGCGCGAATTGTTGGCGAGCTGGATGCGAAATGGCGGTCTGGCCGTGACTTGCACGGCGAATGGGGTAATTTCCGGGACGACATTGACCATCAGCGGCTCGAGCTGTGCGGCCTGGGCGGTGGGGTCGCCGGTTAGTTTGACTGGCGGTTCCGGCGATACCTACATCACCGCGCTGGGCACCGGTACGGGCGGTAACGGGACCTATACGGTGAATAACAGCCAGACTGTGAGTGGCACGATTTCTGAGCTTGTGCCGGTGCAGAGCGGGGGGGCGGCGACGCCTTACATCTACGCCTTCTATGATCAGGCGGCGGCACTTGGTGAGGTGAATGCGGCTGGCGTGCCGACGCTCAATGGTGGCTATTGGCCTGCGGCCCAGCTGGTTGGCAGTGGCACGGCAGGCGGTACGCCGACGACCACGAGCATTCCCATCTCGGCGATCACGATCTCAGGGTTGACCGTCGCTGCGCATAATCTTTCGGGGTATGACATCAAGTTTACCAGCGGTGCCGCCAATGGCCAGTCTTGCATGATTTCGGATAACCCGAACGTAAGCACCATGACGTGTAACGGTGGCAATACGAACCTGACAGTGGCACCGGCTTCGGGCGATGCCTTCAATGTTTATGCCCCCCAGACCTTTGATGGGCTGCATGCCACGATTTTCGGAGATACGAACATGGTGAACGGGAGCAATGTGTTTGGGTATCCGAATTTCTCGACCTGGGCCGCGGCGCATCTGGTCGCTTATTGAGAGGGCGGCCGATGAGTGATGACAGCAATGATGCCGATGAATGGCAGATTCGGGCGCAAACCGCCGAGGCGGCCTTGAACCGGCTGCAGGCTGAGGCGAATGCCAGGCTGATACGGGCCGAGCTGAAAGCCGAGGCGGTGCGGGCCGGGATGATCGACCTGGATGGGCTGAAGCTGATTGATGCGGCTGAGGTCCGGTTGACCGAGGCCGGTGAGATCGAGGATGCGCAAGGTTTGCTGGGGCGGCTGAAGCGCGCCAAGCCCTGGCTGTTTGGGGGCGGTGCGTCATCGTCGGTGGCGGCGAACCCGCCCCGGCCTGAGCCGCCCCGGCCGCGCCATGCCAACGAACTCAGCCAGGAAGAATGGCTGCATGCGCGGGCCGCGCTGATCCGCCGCCGCTGATCTGAGATTCTGCGTTGTCGCAGGAAACGCCAATGGGGATGCCCTTTGGCTTGGTGAAACACGTCTAGACAGAAAGTTGTTACGGAATGGGCATTTCCAATTTTCCAGCCATTTTGCAGCCGATCATTCAACAGGGGTTTCTGGAGCGGGAGTTTCAGACGGCGCTGAGTTCGCGCCTGGGCTACCGCCTGGTTGCCGACCGCGAGGAGTTTGCGGTGGGTATTGGTGAGACGCTGACCAAGACCCGCGCCGGGCTCAAGCCCAGCGTGACCACGCCGCTCTCGGCGTCGACCAATACCAACCTCGATAACGGCCTTACCTCGACCAACTGGGGGGTGGAGCAGTATACGATTACTTTGAATTTCTATGCCGCCACGCAGGACCTGAATATGGTGACCTCGCGGGTGGGCATTGCCTCGCAGTTTTTGCAAAATGCCGCCACCAATGGCGAGCAGGCGGCGCGCTCGCTTGATGAACTGGCCCGCAATGCGCTGTTTGCGCCGTATTTTGGCGGCAATACGCGGGTGAATACGACGCTCTCCTCGGCTGGTGCCGCCGTGTCAGTGGATGATGTGCGCGGATTCCAGACTGTGTTTGTGAATGGCGTGCAGCAGGGCGTGTCTTCGACCTATCCGCTGGCTGCCACGGTGGGTTCGAATTTGTATTCGATTGTTGGTGTAACGGTGGATGCCACTAACGTTTCGACCGCGCCGAACGGTGTGTCTGGCCAGCTTTTGTTTGCGGGCAATGTGACGGTGGCCGATGGCACGGCCGGCAATGGCGTGAAGGCCGCGACGGCGAGTGCCATTATCCGGCCCTCATCGCGCGCCACCACGGCGGGCATTACCGCCACCGATACGCTGACCATGAGCAATTTGTTGGACGCCGTGGCGCTGCTGCGCCGCAATGCCGTGCCGACCATCGATGGCGTGTATAATTGCTATCTCGACCCGGTTTCGGCTCGTCAGTTGTTTTCTGACCCGGATTTCAAGCAGCTGTTTCAGGGGGTGTCGTCGTCCAACCCGGTGTTCAAGCAGGGTATGGTCAGCGACTTTTTGGGCCTGCGCTTTATTACCACAACGGAAGCCTATGTGCAGACGCACCCCAGCATTAGCGGGCTTTATGTGCGCAGGCCGATTGTGTGTGGGCAAGGCGCGCTGATTGAGGGTGATTTTGCCGGTATGGCCGGTGATGATGTGGCGCCCAAGGATAGTTTGGTGAACGTGATTGATGGCGTGGCCATGGTGACGCGCGAGCCGATTGACCGGTTGCAGCAGATTATTGCGCAATCCTGGTACTGGATTGGCGGGTTTTGTGCGCCGTCTGACACCACTACCACCTCGACGACCGTGCCGACGGCGACCAACGCCAATTACAAGCGCGCAGTGATGATTGAGCATATCGGCTGAGGAGGCAGATACATGGCTACTGGTGCGACCCAGCCGTTCCGCCCTGCCGGGACGGTCGTGGTGTCTGCCTCCACGGTTGCGGCGAGTGCCGCGCTCAGTGGCGGGGGCTCTGCGCTGCTTATTTATAACTCGGCCCCCAGCCCGGCTTTTGTGCGGCTTGGGGCGAATTCCAGCCTGACGGCGACGATTTTGGACACGCCGATTCCACCGGGGAGCCGCATGCTGGTGG